TGAATGGTTAATTTATTGTTGAATAATTTTTCGTTGTATAAATTCCATATTGCCTCACTTTGTTGTGGGGTAATACCTTCATGTATTTTGGGTGATATTAATATGATTACCTTGTCGGCAACATCCATTAATTTTTTAGCTACCATAGCATGTCCAGCATGTGGTGGTTTGAATTTGCCTGGGTATACTGCTAGTGTAGGTTTGTTTTGGGGAAGTATCTCCTCGTTAATGAAAGGTTGGATAATGGATTGTACTAGTGGATTCATATGTTCGAGAATATATTAATTTTACTTTTAGCTGTCTGTAATGTATCGAATGAAGGTAATGTTTTTACCATATTTTCTATGTCGTAATTTAATTGTGCTTTATCTGCGTCCGATTTTGCTTGCTCTTCTGGTGTTTTTGGTTTACCAGTAGCTGTTGATTGTTCTATATATGGTTTAACTAGCGCGCTAGAAAACGATTTATTTGCATTACTCGGGTCATTATTTATTAATATAAAATTATCACCAAATTCACGTGCATATGTATCTATATTGCGATTTACATCACGCCATGTTCTAAGTACAATTCCAGGCATTAAGCTACGTTCACGTTCAGCATTACGTTGAAGTGAAGTTAATGGAGAAACATATATCATCAGCATTAATGTAGTGTAGCCGAGCGATTCTAGTTCCTGTTTTTTCTTAAGTATTGGATTTGATGCTGCTCCGGTGCCATCAATGATTACATTTTGCCTACCCTCCAAAACTTGTGTAAGCTTGTCTTGAGTAATTTTGCGTGATTGAGCTTGCATTTTAGAGGCTTGAGATAGTTGTTCGGGAGTGAAATTGGTTTGTTTAAGTCCAATTCCACTCGCCTTTAACATTTCTTCATATGTGTCATCTGAGTTGATGGTGGTGAATGATTGGGGTAGTAATTGTTTAGATAGGTATGATTTTCCACTACCCGCGGGACCTGCTAGGAATATTGCTTGTGGGTTACCTTGTACTTCTCTTAATAATTGTACTAAACTAATCATGGCTATACATATTTAAATTTCTCGTTTCGCTACTGTTCTAAATTCGGAGAATGATGGTTTGTGGGTTGGGTTTTCTAAATCAAATATAAATTTGACATGCTGGAATATCTCTAGGTTTTCTTCAATAGAGCGTTTAGATTCAACTATCTCCCAATTTTTACCGCTTAATTTTTCCGGGTTTGATTTACGTTTAGATGATTTTAACCATAACACACCACACCTGTCTATTTTCTTTTCAAAGCATTCCATATAGCATTGTGCATATACAGCTGTTTGTAAATCGTATGTTGTATGTAAATGGTTTGATGTTTTTAAATCAAGTACCCAACGCTCACCATTCAATTCAATAACTAAATCGCAAGTACCTGCTACCTTAAGTTTATCTGAAAATAAATGCACCTCGGTCTCGATTAATGTTGGTTTATGGGTTTCCCAGAAGTCAACAAATCGGATAAACATTTGCCATACCGTAGGATTGTATAACGGTTGACCAGTGGGGGACAGGAAATTCAATTCTTCACCCTCTAAATACTGTTCACACATTTCATGCACTTGAGTACCTTCCTCTGCTGCCTTCTTAACTATGTGATTTGAAGCAAATCCTACTTGTTTCAGCCAGTTTTCGAAGTGTGGACCCTTTGGATAGTAATTAAGGACATATGTAACACTTGGATAAAATGCACCATTGCGCTTATAGTAACGTGAATCTGGTAATGTAATTTGTTGTGCATCGTCCGAAATATGCAATATTCTGTCGTACGATTTTTTAATTTGAGATTTTTTCATATTAATCTTAGTTTACGCTCCATTAGTTTATAGGATGTTAATGGAGTAACAGTTTGGATAAGTTTGGTGAAATGCTCGAATCCTAGCTCAGATGGGTCTTTCCCATCTAGTTCAACTAGGTATACTTCTTTCCCCATATCCAATAATTTTTCGCAAAACGATATTGAACGTTGAATAGCGTCTGCGTCTAAAGCTATGTATATTTTCTGTACTTTTGATTCTACTAATTTTTTCATTAATTCGGACTGCATATTTTTACCCATTAATGGTATAGCATTGCGTTTTATTGCTAATGCATCGAATGGTCCTTCACATATGATTATGGGTAAATCCCAGTTAACAAACATACCAAAGGGAATTATGTCTCTAGATATGTCTGGGTTCATGTATTTGATGTGGTTGTATGGTTCGAGTGAGCGTGCTGTGAAATAATTTAATTTACCATCTATATCGTATGATGGTAATACTACTCTATTAGCATACGCACCTGTTTTGCAATATCCTATGTTATATTTTAGTATATCCTGTGAGGATATATTTCGCTGTTTTAAATATTTAAATACTTTATGAGCGTATGGATCTTTGTTGTCTATAAATGTAGTGAATTCCTTTGGTAATTCAATTGATTTATATTGTGGAGTACCTAAATCAGCATGGAATGTTGACTTGGTTAATTTGCGTAATTCTTGGTACTTGTCTGGTGCAATTGATATTTTTTTGAATAGAGTATGGATAAATTTACCTCTATTTGAGCAACTCCAGCAAGCCCATTTATTTTCACCGGATGAATTTTCGGTGAAATTAATTTCTAATTTGTGGTGTTTGTGACAAAATGGGCAGTTATAGGCTACGTTACCCCTAGATGTCCGTTTGCCGGAACCCAGAATATTATTTACCAGATTTATTAATAGCTCATTTACCATAGTAGTGAATATACACTGTGGATATTGCTATATCAAGTCTTTTGAATAGAACTTGCCAAGGATGTTGGAATTTGTAAATTCATCTGATTCCAACACACCATACGTAAATTGATATTTACATTCGTAGTATGTAAGTTGTTTTTTATTAGTTACAAAGTGGATAATTTCACGTGTGAATTCATCGTGTTGTTTGTTGCGTATTGCTTGTTTGATGAATTCCTCTGAGCCGTAATATGTTTTCCAATCGGATTCTTTAATTATCTGTTTGGTTGTTTTAGCGCGTCCTCGAGTAATGGGTTGTTCGGCTAGTTCTTTTTTGCCTAACTTTTTGTTGAGTGTATGGAATATAGATTTCTTACCCAAATATTTTTTACCGGTTGGGGTATGAGTAGTGATGTATATGAATCCGAATGTTGATTGAGGTAAATCCTCAATAGTTGATATTGGTGTTGAGTTGTATAACCACATTTATTTATGTATTGTATATCAATACATATTAAAAACTATAGTTGTAGTACCACCTGAAGTAATTCTCTATTTTAACTTGTTCTGCATATTCTAACCAATATGGGAGGATTAATCCCATACCCATTTCAAATCCAGCAGCTAATGAATTTTGTGATCCTGGGTTGTTACCTATGCCCATCTGTGGTATAGTAAACGTACCGTTACTAGATACAAAATTGTCTGTACCTGAAAGTATATGGTGTAGTCTACCATTAATATACATTTCTTGTTCACTGCCTGCTCCAGATGGTTGGAATAGTCTATACTTACATGTTAATAGCATATAAGTTTGAAATTCAAATGGTGTATTTGCTACGGATGAAGAGTTTGTAGGTCCAACATCACTAGTGTAAATAGTTCCGGTTGAGGTAGATGAATAAAATCTACTTCTTAATTGACATGCTGATGCCCCACTAGATGGTGTATTAACTAAAATGGCTCCGGCTGTTATTGAGTTTGAATCAATTACAGATAAACCAGCATTACCATTTAGTTTAACCATACACATTACAGTATATGAATTTCTTGAGGTAGATATAGAATTTTGAATTTCCATCACCGATGCTGATCCATCGTAACGTAATATTGTTTTACCACCCAATACATTTCCATATGGTATAGGTCTGGATACTATGGATCCATTTGATACCCAATAATTTCCGGTATTTGCTATATCTGTTAGGTTAGTAGTATTACCACCTGAAATAGTGTAGTAATCAGCTAAACCATATACTAGTGGTTTTTTATCTGCTGCTAGATTGGCCGGGTTAAGCATTTTACTTCGATCAGACATATCATTCCATATACCTCCACGAAGACCACTATTGATATTAGATGCGGCGTTTCCCCCCTTTAATCCAGAGTTAATACCGTTTATGGCTATTCCACTTTTCAACCCGTTAATTGACATGTATTCTTAATTGTTATGCGTAAGTTTCCCCAAATACGTGGATGTAAGCAGATGAAGTTGAGTTAGCTGATAATTGTGCTGATATAATCCATGTTGCCGGAAGATCGTAATATGCATTTCCGTTAGCATCTCTTTTTTTCTGGAATACTGGGGCACCATTAGTATTACCAAATATATCTGTCATTACGTTTGCTCCAGTTGTTGGAGTTAGGATATACACACCTGCTATATTAGCTGAGCCATCTTTAATACGGATTGTGCAGGTTATAGTTTGAGTAGCTGAGTTAGTGAATGCTATACCATATATTCTTCTAGTATTTGTAGCATCCGCTGTTAATATTGTTGTTTCTGTTGTTGCTCCAGATGCGAATGCTGTATTTTGTGCTATTGCTGCTGAAGTAAATGTTAATGAATTTGCCATATGTTTTTTATTTGATTATATATATTAATATTTTAGCAATTAGTTGATAGGTATAGCAATGTTGATTGGATTAGTGCATCACTTGATACAGTATTTCCTGATTGTGCTGTTACAGAACCAGATATTGATAGTGAGCCAGTTATTTGAAATGATGAACCAGAGGCAAATACTAAATTTGATCTTGTTGAGTTACTTGCACCGTTACCTATGATGAATGCCGATTGAGCAGACGATGATATATTAAATTGACCTTGAACGTGTTGATATGAACCAGAGGATACGGTGTTGTATCCTTCGGAATGCGACCAATCACCACTAGAGGTTGTGTTGTAACCTTCAGCGTGGGAACCGGAACCTATTGTTATTGTATTAGAACCTTCAGCACTTGAATAGTCAGCAACGGCTTGTGTTTGAAATCCTTTTGTAAAGGATGCTATTCCAGAAGAGGTTGTTGCTACACCAGTTGATATACCATAATTCGAAGATATTAACATGGCTGAAGTTGTCCAGTTCCTAAAGTCGAACAATGGCCTAGTTGAAACTGTGGTACCACCAACAACCGCACTTCTAAATACTGTGACTGGGGTTGATGTTCCTACATTTTGTAGTGGATCTATATATGCACCAAAAGTAGCACCAACTTGACCAGATGTTGAAGATTGTCTACCAAAAATTTCGGGTACAAAAACACCATCAAGTGTTGACCCATTATTAATTGCAAAATAAGCCGTGGGAGCATCAAGAACATCAAATCTAGCAATGGGTTCGTTTGTTGATGGAATTTCAGTAGCTCTAACGTGTAGAGGGGTTAATGGGGTTGTTCCAATACCAACATTTCCATCGGAAGATATTCTCATTCTTTCAGTTCTAATAGAACCAGTTCCCGTCGAAAGAATAATTCTTTGAGGAGCGACGCTAGCTGTAACTGAACCATCAACTTCAAATGTTATTCCAGCTGTTGAATAGTTGGTAGCCCCATCATAAATAGCACCTATCAATGAAAGGGTCGCATCATTGGTATTAGGAACTAATGGCTCGCTTAACGTTCCTCTAGCTCTTGTTGCTTTAAAAACTCCTCTATTTACAGCAGCACTACCCGCTGATATTATATTAATACCTGGGGATATTCCATCCGTGGTTAAATTGATTACATCATTGCTAGCATTATATAAAGCTGAACTTGCAGTAGTAGTAGTGTTTGATATTTGTAATTTTGAAATGGGTGTATTCGTACCTATACCTACATTCCCCGCGTTATCAATAATGAATGGGGTTGAGTCTGGGTTGGTTGAATCTTCTACTACAAATGCATTACCTGTTCCGGTTTGAGTAATTCTAACTAAATCCGTTGTTGTAGAACCGGTTATCAGTAATGCAGATCCCGTAAACGATGTAGCTAATACACTTCCTACTACTTCTAATTTATTTTGTGGATCTACACCTCCTATAGATACATTACCTTTAGTTGAACCTGTCCCCATAATAAGCATGGAAGATGTGAGGGAAGATGATGGGGATATCCCAGCCCATAACTTAATTGAATCATTATGTCTATCTTCAGAACTACTTACGCCAGTTGGAGCATTAATTATATGAAGTACTGGGGTTGTTGAAGATGCATATAAAAACCCATCTCTAGCATTACCAAATTGTGTGTTGATAGAATGTTTTCCTAATACTCCTACACCGATACTATTTCCAGCTGTATTTAAAAATTGGGCTTGGGATGACCCGGTATCATATGTCGATACTATCAATAATTCTCCAGCTAAAACATCAGTACCCACTCTTGTAGCATTGGTATCTAAAGAGAAATAACTTCGTGAACCAGAAACATATATTGGATAATTGGTGGTGGTATTGATGTTGAGTGATCCAGTTACGATTAATGAACCTGTTATACCTAATGAACCAGATATCAATACACTTTGTGTTAATGGTGTAACATATGAAGCAGTTAATGCAAATGATGATGTACCTAGAAGTGAACCTGTTATACCTTGAGTTACATTTAAAGATCCTGTAATTTGGGTAATAGAGGCACTATGGAATATTGTAGAAGAAGAAATGTGATCTGCACCCTGACCTACAACTAAAAAATTATTAGTTACACCAATCTCATTACCTATACCAGATGTGTTTCTAGGTCCAGATATTAACATCCCACCATCATAAGATGAACCGGATGGGTTTGAGTATATCCATCTGTTATTTAATGAATCCCAGAACAGTGAACCGGTTGATGAAGTACCAAATGAACCTGAATCTATTACTGTAATACCACCAAATCGAGTTGCTGGGTTATCTGTGTTTAGTATAATTGTGCTTGCTCCTACTTGTACAATAGATGAAGTAACATATGTAAAAGATGAAGTACCTATTACTGTTAGGTTTTGTGATATCACCATGGATCCAGTAATGGATACGTCTTGATTTAATGGATTTAAATAGGATGCAGTTGAGGCGTGTGAAGCACTTGTTGTATTCAGTGCATAAGATGCAGTACCAAATAGTGAACCTGTTATACCTTGAGTTACGTTTATAGACCCTGTTATTGTATATGAACCGCTTAAGCTTCTACCATGTCTCCATACTCCTACAGAACCACTTTGTGCATATGTAAAAATATCTCCATAGCTATAGGTTCCAATTTCCACTGAGCTCAAATCGGAGAAATCCATAGGTTGGTATGGGTCTGCATATATAATTCCACTTCCACCCGGTGATGCTTTTACTACAACACCGGCTGGGATTATTTCGTATGGAGCTACTGGGGGGATGTTGGTAAGTTTACCTGCGGAAGATGAAACGTATAATCTATCTCCATCATTATATGCACTTGTATTTAATCCTTTTACTAAACCTTGTGTAGTTACATACCCAAATGAGTTCTGTTCAATGTTGTGTGTAGCTATTCCAAGGATTTGATTATCTCTAGTTACACTCCCGGACACTTGTATAGATTGTGCTAATATCATTTTAGGAGCATCTCCATGGGATCCTACAAGTCTTACTGCGGCACCATTTGCTATTAAAACACCCGTATCATTCCACGCTCTTACCCAAGTTTCTTGTCCTATCTGGAGTGATATATCGGCTTCAGCATTGTAAACTGATAGGGCACCATCAGTATTATTCCAATATACTCTACCTGAT